AGTGCGTTAACTTAGCCACATTAGCGAAAGATGCACGTTTGGGTATATTATCTAAGACCGGTGCTGATGCTAAGAAGATGTTTACCGACAAAGTAGTTCCTATAAACAACAAGCTACCTTTCTTCTTCAAGCCTATCATGGATGGTATGGATAAGCCAAAGACAGAGTTGGCTTTTCGTGTTCCGGCATCTAAGATATCAAAAAAGAATATGCATGAAATAGGCAACAATGACATAATGGGATTGGATACCACTGTAGACTGGAAGAACACAGAAGAAAACTCTTATGATGGTGAAAAGTTATTGTTCTTGGCGCATGATGAATCGGGTAAGTGGGTAAAGCCAAATAATATCCTGAATAATTGGCGTGTAACAAAGACTTGTTTGCGTTTGGGTAGCAAGATAATAGGCAAGTGTATGATGGGTTCTACATCAAATGCTTTATCAAAAGGTGGTGACAACTTTAAAAAGCTATATGAGGACTCAAACATAGCAGTAAGGAACGCAAACGGTCAGACAAAGAGTGGTCTATATGCTTTGTTTATTCCTATGGAATGGAATATGGAGGGCTTTATAGATGTCTATGGGATGCCTGTATTTAAAAAGCCTGTAGAACCCATAAAAGGGGTCGATGGTGGCACTGTAAAGAATGGGGCTATAGATTACTGGGAAAACGAAGTAGAGTCTCTTAAAAACGATGCAGACGCTTTAAATGAGTTTTATAGACAGTTTCCTAGAACAGAGTCTCACGCATTCAGAGATGAGAGTAAGCAAGCATTATTCAACCTTACAAAGATATATCAGCAGATTGACTATAACGATTCATTGATTAAAGAGCATCACGTTACAAGAGGTTCATTTTCATGGAAAGATGGGATAAAAGACACTAAGGTTATATGGACACCGAATAGGAATGGAAGATTCTTGATTAGTTGGTTTCCTCCTGCACATTATCAGAACAATGTCCATACTCATAATGGTATTAAACATCCAGGAAATGAACACTTAGGGTCTTTTGGTTGTGACTCTTATGACATATCAGCAGTAGTAGGAGGCAGAGGATCAAATGGTTCATTACATGGTATGACAAAGTTTCACATGGATGAAGCTCCGGTAAATGAGTTTTTTTTAGAATATATAGCTAGACCACAAACAGCAGAGATATTTTTTGAAGAAGTTTTAATGGCGTGTGTGTTTTACGGAATGCCAATATTGATAGAGAATAATAAACCAAGGTTATTATACCATTTTAAGAACAGAGGATACAGAGGATTTTGCATGAACAGACCTGATAGACAAATGGCAAAATTAACAAAGACAGAAAAAGAATTAGGTGGTATTCCTAACTCTTCTGAAGATGTCAAGCAGGCTCATGCATCTGCAATAGAAAGTTATATAGAGAAGTATATAGGATTTGACCATACAGGTATATATAGAGACCCAGATCAAATAGGGTCTATGCCTTTTACAAGGACATTAGAAGATTGGGCAAAGTTTGATATTAACGACAGGACAAAATTTGATGCTTCTATAAGCTCTGGACTAGCGATAATGGCAAATCAAAAACACCTTTATATGCCTGAAAAGAAAGAATCAAAAATAATTATTAACTTTGCAAGATATGCAAATGATGGAATAACAAGTCAACTAATCAAATGAAGGATATAATAATAGATGTACAGTATTCAGATTTTCCCAATCAATGGGCTACAGATGCAGAAAAGGCTTCTGAAGGATATGGCTTACAAGTTGGGCAAGCTATTCAATATGAATGGTTTAGAAAGGATGGAACGTCATGTAGGTATTATAGTCGTTGGAGAGATTATCATAGAATAAGACTTTATGCAAGAGGCGAACAGTCGGTAGCAAAATATAAAGACGAGTTAGCTATAGATGGTGACTTGTCATATCTTAATATAGATTGGACTCCAGTACCGGTCATTCCAAAGTTTGTTGACATTGTTGTTAACGGTATGACTGAGAGGTTATTCAAGCCAAAAGCATACGCTCAAGATGCTATGTCCTTAGCAAAAAGGAATAAGTATCAGGAGATGATTGAGACTCAGATGGCAGGTAAACCTGTACTTGAGAAAGTTCAACAGCTTACCGGCATCAATCCATTTATGATGAACCCTGAACAACTTCCGCAAAACGATGAGGAGTTGTCATTGTATATGCAGTTGCATTATAAGCCGGCAATAGAAATAGCAGAAGAGGTAGCTATCAATACAATATTTGATGAGAACCATTACGATGACATAAGAAAAAGACTTGATTATGACATGACTGTTATTGGTATAGCAATAGCAAAGCATGAGTTCTTATTAGGAGAAGGAGTTAAAATATCTTATGTTGACCCAGCAAATGTTGTCTATAGTTATACCGAAGATCCATTTTTTAAGGATTGTTTCTATTGGGGAGAGATAAAGACAGTTCCATTGACAGAGCTTTATAAGATAAATCCAAAGCTAACTAAAGATGACTTACAGCAAATATCAAAATATAGTCAGGGATGGTATGACTATTATAATGTTGCTCGTTATTATGAGAATAGCTTATTCTTCAGAGACACTTGCACATTATTGTATTTCAACTATAAGACAACCAAAAAGGTTGTATATAAAAAGAAAAAGTTAGAAAGTGGTGGTGAAAGAGTAATACCGAAAGATGATACATTTAATCCTCCGACAGAGATGATGGAGGAAGGTAACTTTGAAAAGCTAGAAAAGACTATTGATGTATGGTACGAAGGTATTATGGTCATGGGAACTAACTATCTTTTAAAATGGCAGATGGCAGAGAATATGGTAAGACCAAAGTCTTCTAGTCAACACGCCATGTCAATGTATGTAGCTTGCGCTCCAAGAATGTATAAAGGAGTAATCGAATCATTGGTAAGAAGGATGATACCATTCGCTGACCTTATACAGGTTACACATTTAAAGTTACAACAAGTAATAAACAGGATAGTACCTGATGGCGTATTTATTGATGCCGATGGTCTTAATGAAGTTGATTTAGGCACAGGTAATGCCTATAACCCAGAGGATGCTTTAAGATTATACTTCCAAACAGGTAGTGTAATAGGCAGGAGCTTTACGCAAGATGGAGATTTTAATAATGCAAGAGTACCCATAACACAACTCACATCAAACTCTGGTGCTTCTAAGACTCAAATGTTGTTGGCTAACTACCAACACTATATGGATATGATTAGAACCGTAACCGGTCTTAATGAAGCAAGAGATGGTTCTACTCCAGATCCTAACTCTTTGGTTGGTATTCAAAAACTAGCAGCACTTAACTCAAACACAGCCACAAGACATATATTAGATAGTGGTCTATATATCTATAGGACATTAGCTGAAGCAATAACATATAGAGTAGCTGATATTTTGCAATATGCTGATTTTAGTGATGACTTTGCTACAAGAATAGGTAGATATAATGTATCAATATTGGATGACATAAAGGAACTTTATCTTTATGACTTTGGTATCTTTATTGAAGTGTCTCCGGATGAAGAGCAAAAGGCACAATTGGAAGCCAATATACAAGTTGCTTTGGCAAAAGGTGGTATAGACTTAGAAGATGCTATAGATATAAGAGAGCTTAAAAATATCAAGCTAGCTAATCAGTTATTAAAAGTAAAGAGAACTAAGAACAAAGAAGAACAACAGCAACAGCAGATGCAATTACAAGCCATGCAGGCACAACAAGCTATGCAAGTACAACAAATGGCTTCTGAGACTGCGCTTAAAAAAATACAAATGGAGACTCAGTCAAAGATGCAGATTGCTCAAGCTCAAGTTCAGGCTGAAATGCAAAAAATGCAATTTGAGGCTAATCTTAAATCTCAGTTGATGGCTGAAGAATATCAGTACAATATGCAGATTTATCAGATGGAATCTGGCAATTTGACAGATAGAGACAAGATGAAAGAGGAAGAGAAGAAGAAAAGGATAGCAATTCAGAATACACAACAGTCAAAACTGATAAACCAAAGGAAAAATAACCTACCTCCAATGAACTTTGAATCTAACGAAGATAGTTTGGATGGCTTTGATTTAGCAGAATTTAACCCAAGATAAAATACAATTTAAAATAATTTTTATAATTTTGTCAAATAAAATCTAATCAAATGGAATTTAAAGTAAGAGAAGTAAAGCTAGACGAACCTAAAAGCGTTCAGGAAATAGAGAGAGAGCTTATCGAAAAGCACGAACAATCTTTGGATCAGCAACAAGAGCCACAGATTATAATGGATACTCCTCAAGAGGTTGAGTTAAGAGAAGAAGATGTTCTTTCATATATAGGTAAAAGATATAACAAGCAGATAAACTCTTTTGATGAGTTAATGTCAGAACGTAAAGAATCTGAAGAGCTACCTGAAGATGTTGCTGCTTTTTTAAAGTATAAAAAAGAAACAGGCAGAGGCTTTGATGACTTTCTCAAGTTGAGAAAAGATTTTGATGCTATGCCAGAAGATCAATTGTTAAAAGACTATTTAGTATCCACTCAAGAAGGTCTTGATGAAGATGACATTGAGTCTATGATGGATGACTATAGATATGATGAGGATTACGATGATGAATCTCATATCAAGAAGACTAAGATAGCAAGAAAGAAAGCTATTAACGAAGCGAAAAAATTCTTTAATTCTCAGAAGGAGAAATACAAAATGCCCCTTGAGTCAAGTCCGGCTAATATGTCTAAAGAAGAGAAGGAGGAATTTGAATCGTATCGTCAATATATTAAGCAATCTAAAACTTACGAAGAGGAGATTAGCCGTAAACGTGAATGGTTTGAACAAAAAACAAACGAAATTTTCGGTTCAGATTTCAAAGGTTTTGAATTTAGTCTGAACAATAAAAAGGTTTCTTTCTCCCCTGGTGATGCCAATGAGTTAAAAAGATTACATTCTAATCCTTCTGGTTTTATCGGGAAGTTCCTGGATGAGAATGGTATGATCAAAGATGCTCAAGGGTATCATAGAGCTTTAGCTGTTGCTATGAATCCAGAACGCTTTGCTAAGTTCTTCTACGAACAAGGTCAAGCAGATGCAACGGATGACCTTATGAAGAAGACAAAAAATATAAATATGTCTGAACGTAAGGCTACCGAAGCGACAAAATCAAATGATGGCTTCCAAGTGAAAGAACTTAATCCGGATCATGGAAGAAGTCTTAAAATTAAAAGCATTAGAAAACTTTAAAAATTTAAAAAACAATGGCAGGTAATTTATTAAACGTTCCTAATTTTCAGTTGCAACCGGCTGCGGAGCGTGTAGCTTTACAACAAAACTATATCACTAACTTCAACTTCTTGAATCAGTTTCTTCCTGATACTTACGAGAAAGAATTTGAGCGTTATGGTAACAGAACTATCGCATCTTTCCTTCGTTTGGTAGGTGCTGAGATGCCTTCAAACTCAGACCAAATCAGATGGGCTGAACAAGGTCGTTTACACATCAAGTACACTCGTGTAGGTACTGCTGCTGCGCTTGGTGCTAACAATGCTTTGTTCCAAGTGAACGACCCTAACGTAGCTTTTGTAGCTGTTCGTGTTGGTCAGACTGTTATGATTCAGGTCAATGCAACAGGTGTATTCAACAAAGCTATTGTTACGGCTGTAAACTCTGCAACTACATTTACTGTAGCTTTCTACGAAGCTGCCGGTCTTGTTGTTGCCGGTACAGGTGCTGGTAATGCTCAGTTCACAGTATTCATCTACGGTTCTGAATTTAGAAAAGGAACTGCCGGAATGGATGGTTCTTTAGAATCTGAAGATGATTTCTACGAGAACAATCCAATCATCCTTAAAGACAGATATGCTGTCAACGGTTCTGACATGGCTCAGATTGGTTGGGTTGAGGTAACAACTGAAAATGGTGCTACAGGATATCTTTGGTACTTAAAATCAGAGCATGAGACAAGACTTCGTTTTGAAGATTATCTTGAAACTGCTATGATTGAAGCCGTTCCTGCACAAGCCGGTTCTGGTGCTGCTACAGCAGGTTTCATTGGATCTCAGGGTATCTTCTTTACTGTTAACAACCGTGGTAACGTATGGGGTGCAGGTATTCCTAATACTCTTGCAGATTTTGATGCTATCGTACAACGTCTTGATTTTCAAGGTGCTATTGAGGAGAATGTTATATTTGTAAATCGTCAATTCAGCTTTGAAGTTGACAATATGCTTGCCGGATTAAACGGTTTGAATACAGGTGCTGCTGTTGCCGGTGGTGTAACTTCTCAAGGTGCTTCTTTTGGATTATTTGACAATGATGTAACTATGGCTTTGAACCTTGGCTTCTCAGGTTTCAGACGTGGTTATGACTTCTACAAGTCAGATTGGAAATATCTGAATGATCCAACTATGAGAGGTGGTCTTTCAAATGCTGCTGCTACTGCTACAGGTACAGTAACAGGTCTTCTTGTTCCTGCCGGTTCTACTAATGTTTATGACCAAATCATGGGTAAAAACGCTAAGAGACCATTCTTACACGTTAGATATCGTGCTACAGAAGCAGAAGACAGACGTTATAAGACTTGGATTACAGGTTCTGCCGGTGGTGCTTATACAAGCGACCTGGATGCTATGGAAGTTCATTTCTTGTCTGAGCGTTGTGTTTGTACCCTTGGTGCTAACAACTTCGTATTGTTCAGATTCGGATAGTCGTAAGTCCATTATATTTCGGAGAGTGTCAGAAATGGCACTCTCTTTTTAAAAATCTAATTAAATCAAATCATTATGTCAGAAATTAAAAAAAATATACCGGCAGATAAGGTATATAAATTAAAAGTTGGTACTCCATTGTCATACACATTAGCATCAAGAAATACTTCCACATTTCCTTTGTTGTGGTATGATGAAAAGAACAACATAAACAGGTCTTTGAGATATGCTGTCAATCAAAAGTCTCCATTTGAAGATGAGCAGGACAATAATATTATTTTAGAGCCAATAGTATTTGAAGATGGATTCTTGAGAGTGCCAAAAAACAATCCGGTATTGCAAGCGTTTTTGCATTACCATCCAGGCAATGGAAGAGTATTTGAAGAAGTAGATAAAGAGAAAGATGCTAAAGCAGAAGTAGATGATTTGAATTTAGAGTTAGATGCTTTACTTGCAGCTAGACAATTAAGCATAGAGCAGGTAGAGATGATGACAAGGGTATTATTTGACAGAGACCCAAGTTATGTCACTACAGCGGAACTAAGAAGAGATATTCTTGTGTTTGCTAAGAATAGTCCAAAAGAGTTTTTGCAAATAATGAATGACCCTGAGCTAAATTATCAGGCAAAAATAAAGACTTTCTTTGAGAATAAGTTATTGGTATTTCGTAATGGAGACAAAGAAATATGGTTTAACACTGCTTCTAATAAAAAGAAGATGTGTTCTATACCTTATGGACAAGATCCTTACGAGTTTGCCGGTCAGTATTTAAAGAGTGACGAAGGATTAGATTACTTGAAGATGTTGGAAACATTTTTAGTGTAATTAAATAATAATATTTTGTAGTTTTAAAAGAGGGTTTTATTTTATTCCCTCTTTTTTTTATATTTGTAAAAAATAAGCAAATGATAAACTCAGTAAGGAATACGGTTCTGTCCGTTGCTAACAAAAACAACTACGGATATATCTCTCCACAAGACTTCAACCTATATGCCAAGCAAGCTCAAATAGAAATATTTGAAGAATACTTTGGCACTTACAACAAGATTATAAACATGGAGAATGCTCGTATGGCAGGCACAGACTATGCAGACATAGAGCAGCCTGTAGCTGAAGCAATGGAGACTTTTCTTACTTCAAACTTTATCATCCCTGTTTTTACTCCATCTGGCGTAGTAACTAATCAGTATTATGCTCCTTCTTTTGTAACAGTTGGCAATGACTATTATTTGATAAACAAACTTTTATGCTATACCAAGTTATTAGTTACAAGCATAAATAGTAATATATTACCGGCTTATACTTTGATTGATCCGTTGGTAAACTATAATACAGCAGGTGTGTCTGTTGGTGATATTGTAGTTAATCTTAATACATATCTATCTGCTACTGTTACTGCCGTAGTGAGTAATACTACCTTAAACATATCTGATAATATATTCTCTATTATAGGTCAAAATTATGCTATATATTCTGCGTCTTCTGTAGTTGAAGCAGAGAAGGTGTCTATGGGAAAGATAACAATGCTTAATGCTTCATTGCTCACATCGCCATCAAATATGTATCCGGCTTACACTATGTCAAACAATTTACTATCTCTTTATCCAAATAACATAAAGGGGTATGGTGCTGTCAATGCTGTTTATTTCAGATACCCTAAAGACCCTAAATGGACTTATATCACGCTTGCAAATGGAGAGCCTGTATTCGACCAAACGCAATTAGATTATCAAGACTTTGAGCTTCCTTTGGAAGAAGAGTATAAGTTAGCTATGAAAATACTGCAATACTGTGGTATGTCTATCAGAGAGACTGAACTTGCACAGTTTGGAATGGTTCAAGAACAACAACAAGGAACAACACTTAATCCGCAATAACTATGCCGTACATAACACCGTTTCAATACTATACCAATAATGGTAATGCTCCGCAAGATGCCAATTGGGGTTCTTATCAATATGTTAGTTTACAAGACATTGTAAATAACTTCATGCTAATGTACACCGGTAATCATTCTTTGGTAAACAACGAAGAGCGATATAAAATTCTGTTTCACGCCAAAAGAGCAATACAAGAACTTAACTATGATGCTTTTAAGGAAATAAAAGTATTAGAGCTTAGTGTATGTGACCAATTAAGATATGTTCTTCCTCCGGACTATGTGAACTGGGTTAGGATATCATTATACAAAGATGGATGGCTAAGACCATTGACAGAAAACATTCAGACATTGTCATCAAGAGCTTATCTTCAAGACCACAACTGTAATATTTTATTCGACCAAAACGGTAATATCCTTGAGCCACAGTTCTCAAATATTGACTACGACAGAATTAAGAAAACAAAAAAGAGCATCTACCTGAATCAAGGCAATCAATTTAATGGTCAAGAGGGTTGGTGTGTTGATGGGATGTGGTATTTCGATTATAGTATTGGTGGTGCTGTAGGATTAAATACAGAGACAGCTAACTTCAATCCTACGTTTAATGTTGACAAGAAAGCAGGGGTAATAAACTTTGACTCTCATGTAGCCGGTCATACCATAATCCTTGAATATGTATCTGATGGTATGGAGAATGGTGACAACTCTGCTATCAGCGTAAACAAGTTATTTGAGCAGTATGTATATGCCTACATAAGATATGAGATACTAAACTCTAAGGTAGGCGTTCAGGAATATATTGTGGCAAGAGCTAGAAAAGAGAGAGGTGCTTTGCTTCGCAATGCTAAGATAAGAATAAGTAATATGCACCCTGGCAGGTTATTGATGAACCTCAGAGGATTGGATAAAGTAATAAAATAAGACATGGCAAATTTTACTAGGAATTTTGTTTTAGGCAAAATGAACAAGACATTCGATGAGCGTGTAGTTCCTGAAGGGGAATACATAGATGCTATGAATGTCCGTATGGGTTCTACCGAAAAGTCAGAGGTTGGTGTCATCGAAAACACGAAAGGTAATTTGCCGTTGACAGTATTGACATATATTGATGGAACTCCATTAAGCACAAAGGCAAGATGTATAGGAGCAATTGATGATAGTGCGAGAGAGACAATCTATTGGTTTGTGCATGACCCCAATTTTACCGCATCCAATACCGGTAAGTTAGATTTGGTAGTGTCTTATAATGTTTCCACTTTGATATTGACCTATCACATTGTCAGCGTTGACGATGGTGGTGGTGTCAATACTACTTTGAATTTCAATCCACAATATCTGATAACAGGTGTTGATATGATTGAGAATCTTATCTTTTGGACTGATG